CGGGATGATCATGTATTGAATAAACCTTTCTCTACCCATTCTTGAGCAACAAAATCTTTATGCATCGTAAGTTGCTGTTTTCTAGTTTTGTCTTTTGGTAAGATAGCGTTAATCTGTTCGTCTGTGAACAGCAATTTAATTTGCTTTTCTGATAGTATTTTACATACTCCTCTAGGAGTCATGTTGATAGGAAAATTAGCTCTGTCAATTCTAACGCACAATCTATCTGTTACAACTTGATAATGCACTAATCCTCTAACCGGATACAGAATGTGATCAATGTTGCCCACACGCATCAGTGTGTCAGCCTTGACTATAGCAGGCGCAGCAAGCATTGCACCTAGCCCTGTCAGGAATGAGCGTCTAGCTAATATTAATCGACTCATGCTGACTGCATCCTTTTTCAATCGCCGCTCTATCCGGTATGACCGCGTTCCACAAGTTACATCGCCACTGGCCATTTTCAATTGGCTGCGCATGCTTACACGAACGACAGTTAATCTCCACACATTCACCATGATGGCACACATCTTGGAAGGCGCAATACTTACACTCGAACCAAGCCGGGTTGTCGCTAATCCTTGGTGGCGCTATTTGCGAGTTGATTATATCAGCGGCTTTCTTTTCCATCAATGTCGCGACGTTCCAATCAAGTTCGAGAAATTCAAAATAAATATCATCATCGTCTTTATTGATCGCGAGGTATAGACCATAGCGAATGCCAAAAGCCTTTGCATACCCACACATCTGGATATAGTGTATCGGCTTTGACTTTTGCAGTCCATCTTTTTTCATCGCCGCAAATGACTTAGCATTCGCAGTCTTATACTCCACTAGAATACGAAGGTCTTCATCATTTTGAAACCAAGGTAAAAGGGCAACACTATCACCACTGCCGCCATAATGGCCATTGACAGCAGTAAAGCGATATTGTCGATTAGTTGCCTGATCAATAGTGCGTACATAAAAGCCCATCCATCCGAGTATATCGGCAAACTTTGGTTCTTCCAGATGACCACGCTGAAATAGCCGCTTCATGCGCGGTATATGCTTTTCGAGTTTGGCCCATCTGAAACTGTACCACAGCTTGCGGTGACATTTCTCGCCAATAATCGAAACGCCTAAATGCTCACGATGCTTTGATGGGTATTTTTCTTCACTATATTCGTCAAGCAAATGATATAGCTCGGCATTAATTGCCGATATGGTTGCCGGTGACAAGCTGCCATCAGCTTCGCGTGTTGGCTTGAAGTCGGTCATCAGATATCCAATAGGATAGGTATAAAAAAGTGGCTAGGGATGCGTCCAACTTCCCCAGCCAAGTTCACGCTCTTAATGGGCGTGATTACCTTCCTGCCCAAGGTGGCGGCGTTCCCGGTGCAACAGACGGACCAGGGGACCATGCAGGCTGCGCAGGTGGTGCTGCCGGGGCAGGGGCTGGCGCTGGTGCGTTTTGCGGTGCCTGGGGTACCTGCCCCCATCCTCCACCATTCGCTTGCGGCTGCGGCGCTGCCGTGGCCTTTCCGGGTTCATTGCCGTTGGCATCGTAGACCTTCGATACCTCATTGTACTGAGGATTTTTGGTCTGTTCTTTTACCTCAATCTGGCAACGCGCGTTGACTAGCTCCTGCCCATTTCCAAGCTTGAAAACACCAGTGGCGTAGCACAAGCTACTCAGATTGTTGCGCGCAATCTCGACCATCTTCTTCATGTTGTCTTCTTGACTATCGCTAGCGATATTATACTGCTTGCGAATTGATCCTGCTTGTGTCGTAAAGAACACGATCAAATGATGATCAGTCTCGCTCTTGCCTTCCAACTTAACCTCGCTGATGACAGCAGGGAACTTACCGACAGGGTGCTTTGCGATACCCTGTTCAGGATTGTATTTAGTTGCGTCGAAGTTGATCATAGGTGGTTATCCTTTCTGTGTTGTTGCTGCTTTAACTGCCCACATAGCAGCTTCCTCGTAGGAAGTCTGCGCTAATGCTGCAAGCCGGGGATCGAGATGTTTGAGGTCTTCGCACATATCAATCAGATCGGCGGTGTAACGCTTCAGCTTGGTGACAGTAGCGTCTTTCGACGGATTGAAATCTTCGCGCACACGCAATGCGCCTAAACTGCCTGCGGGCATTTATTTCCACTCCTGTTTGTTAGGAAGGCCGTTATGGCCTATCACGAAGTTGTACATACTATCGGCTAATTCGATTACCGCGTTTGGATTGTCACGATCAACAAGCTTCACCGCCTCAACCAAGCAATCGCGACGAATGGTTGCGAGGCGAAAATCAATCGGCTGACTGATTGTTACATCGCGTTTGATGGTTAGGCTATCTGGTGTTGTTTCGAGGCCAACTGCTTTCATGGCCGCGAGTATTTCGTCATAACATTCGGTTGATACCGAAATGGTTGTTTTAGTGGTCATTCAGCTTTCTCGTATTCAATTGCTGAATATATTTCTGTCCTTGCTCCGCGCAAACACGTTATAGCGGCATCGTTTTTTGCGCGATCAATCAAAGCGTCAATCTTCTTTAACACCGTATCATATGTAACTTGTCTATCCTTGCTCATGAGAGTGCCTTCTGTATGAGTTTGCCAAAGTGTGGTTCTTCATAGTCATTTAGATTGCCAGTGCGATTTCTAGCTAGCACATCAAGCGTTTGATTGCAACGGAAAGCTGAAATATTACCCATTCCTGGTACGTTTTGAATACCTAGATATAGTATGAAGTCGTACATGTGCGGCACTTCAGTTAGTAGCTGCTGACCAGGGAAATAAGGCCAGCGCATTCCATCCTTAGTACCTTCTTTAGCTATCAAATAGGTATGAATATTCTCAGTAAAGAACAATGGTCGTAAATGGCTCATAACCTTTTTAGCCATATCGCCATATGCGGCTTTGCCATGACTATTAGTTTTTTGTGCCTCTTGTAAATAAATGTCGGCCATTTGCGATACGCTATCAATTGCCAAGGTATCAAAGTTCTTGCGCTCATTCGAAATGTTGAACCATTTGAAAAACTCCTCAATTGCGGCTCCGGTATGCGCTTGGAATGTGGGCACAGTTGAGCCGCGCATTGAGAGCATTCCCGGTTCGCAGGCGAGCATCAGTGGTCGCGGGCATGTATTGATCAATGGGGTTTTGCGACTGCCAGGAGGGCCATACACAATAGCTTTCGCGCCGTAGCGTCTTGAAAATTCACCCGCTGCTTTTAAGTCCGACATATTCATATTTTTATTTACCCAATGGAGAACTCGCTAGTTAGAAATGGAATGTGGGTAAGCCAGCCAACTTACCCACACCACTACTTACGCGGGAGGAGCGTCGTCGGCTTCCAAGTCAGTCGCCTTTTGGAGCAACGTGGCATTGATTTCACCGATTTTGGCAATAGCCGCATCAACATCAGTATCAGGCGTAGTGGGGTTGTTAGCAATGTCCAACTGATTTTTAATGTCGGTTGACAGTCGGATAAGCGTAGTGCCGAGATCAGATAGCGAAGTTTGCAGTTCAGTCGCTTTGCTCATAATTACTTTCCCTTGGGTTACGAGTTGTGCAGTATTGGAGAAAAGTTGCGTTTTGAGCGCAGTTAGAGCGGCATCAATTTTATCGAGCCTGCGCCCTATAGCCCGATATTCAGCATCGTTGTCAAACCAGCCCATTTATTTCGCCTTCTTTGATGCTTTTGGTTCAACTATCGAAACTGTCGGCGCAGCGTCGGTAATTTCCAGCATTTCGTGAACAATGCGCAGAATGTCCTTCGCCTCTTGCGTATCGGCTTCAGATAGTGCGCGATACTCGGTCAGCAGAAAATTCGGTGTCCAACTCACGAGCCGATCAGCAATGAATGAGCCTTGATTACCAATCTTGGCAATACGCGCTAAGCACTTTTCCACTGTATCTGTATCAAGCAGCCGATAATTATATCTAACATTGGCCTTAAGCTGATAGCCATTGCCTAGCTCAGTCGTATTAGTGCCTTCGGTGGCTTGTGGGAAGGCACGCTTA